CAACAAGTTATACTACTACGCAAGCTACTAATACATCGAAGTCAACAGGTACTTCACAGTCAACAAGTTATACTACTACACAGTCTACGAATACATCAAAGTCAACAGGTACTTCACAGTCAACAAGCTATACTACTACACAATCTACGAATACATCGAGAACAAGTAATACATCGCAGTCAACAAGTTATACTACTACACAATCTACGAATACATCAAGAACAAGTAATACATCGCAGTCAACTTCGTATAATACATCTTTTGCAACAAATACATCAAGAACAAGTAATACATCGCAGTCAACAAGTTATACTACTACACAGACTACAAATACAAGTAGAACTACAGAGTTTACTACAGCATATCAAACTTCAAGACTATCTTCTAGAAGCACAGGTACAAGTAGAGCAACAACAACAGTATTCAATACTTCACAGGCAACAGTAACAGATAGAGGTACAACGACAACATTTAATACTTCTAGACTATCCGATACAACTAGAACAACAGGAACAAGTAAAGATACAAGTACAACATTCAATACTTCTAGAATCTCAGATACAACTAGAACGACTGGCACAAGTAAAAACACTGTAACTACATTTAACACTACTTTAGCTACTGGTACAAGTAATGCAACTCTTACAAGTAGAGCAACAACAACAACTTATGCTACTACCCAAGGAACCATTACAACTAGGTCTACTGGAACAAGTAAAAGCACCACTACTACATTTGATACTAATACTACAACAGGAACAACTAGAGGAACAGTTACTTCTAAAGATACAGTATCTACTTTCAATACTACTAGGATTTCCGAAACAAGTAGAGGAACAGTTACAGTTAGAGACACAGTATCTACATTTGCAACTTCTAGAGATTCTGTTACAACTAGAGGAACAGTTACTTCTAAAGATACAGTATCTACATTTGAAACTTCTAGAGCTTCATTAACAAGTAGAACTACAGGCACAGATAGAAGCACTACGTCTACATTTGATACTACGAGAAGTACAGACACAAGCAGAACAACAGTATTCGCAACTTCAACAGTATTTAATACAACTAAAACTACAGTATTTGGAACAGATAGAACTACTACTACTACGATTGAAACAAGTAGATTATCAGATACAACTAGGACAACGACTCCTACAACTACAACAACTTTCGATACTTCTACACAAGTATTTGAAAGAATTACTGCATCAGCAGCTGGAACTATATTCGATACAGAAGTTTCTAGTGCAGAAGCATTTGACGCGTCTTTCTGGGATGGTAACCAGTGGGCAGAATAATAACTAACCAAAGGAATAATAATGAAATTAAAAGAAAAAGATATCACCCCTAAATATGTGAGTGATAAATTAGAAAGTTTAGGTAATGCTTTATTTGATTCAATACATCAGTTTGAAGAAAGATTACAAGAACAGGAAAAACATATAATAGAACTAAAACAAACAATAAAAACATTAAAAAATGGGTAGACTAGTACCAATGTCGAGTGTTGAAGAACTCGGAGACCAGTCAACTCATATATTTAAATCAGGGTCTTGTATAAGACCAAAGAAAGATTTAGATGAATTAGGTAAGCTAAAAGAATTAATAATACCTGAATCTAGAGAAGGCATAGACTTTACTTATGACGTATGGTATAATACTAATGAACTTATGACTGTTAGAAACTGGTTATATACGGATTTTTTAGGTGCAGGAATATACATGAGAATAAATTCAGTACTAATCAATGATAAACTAATGAACGCAATAGTGAAATCAGACGTTGAAATTGACAAGGAACGATTACAAAAAATTAAAAATAACTTACGAAATAAATATCACTTAAAAGAGATAGAAGAAGACCACGATAAAGTCGTGTTTCCTCCAGGAACAAATCTTCTTAGCAGACAAGATAAGTGTGTACACTGGGGCAGAATAGAACAATGCGTGGATGAAGGTTATGTTATTAAACCTCATCCTATTACTACTGAATTATTTATAGCTAAATTAAAAAGAAGATTTGGTAAAGATAAAGTATTAAATAAAAGAAGTGGTGGAATGGAATTACTGATGAAGTGTTCGCATGTAGCTACTATGCCAAATAGTGAAATGGGACTTATAGCATTATTGCTTAAAAAACATTTAAGAATGATAAGTTATTCAAAGAAAGAAAGAGAGAAAAGTTTATTAACATATGAAAGCATTTATCACGCCTGTGGAAACTCAAACGGTTATAAAGGCATAGAAAAAATACTTTCAGCAAAAAACTCTGGCATAATATTTGCCTTTGATGAAGATGCAAAGCATAGAATGGATTTATACATAAATAATTTTTGGGAGTACAAAAAAACAAATGATTGAGATAGTACACACATGGAAGCCTACGTGGAGTTTTTTCACTTTAGCTTCTCTTATGGAAAAAGACGAGGAGTATCGTTTACATTTATATGTAGATGAGGAATACTATGCGGATTTACCTTTTACCTGGATATTTGAAAATATACCCAATGTTACAATATATGAAAGCTATTGGAAAAAAGACTTCGCAGCTAGAGCAATTCAACATCTTAGACTGCATTGGAAAGATAGAGGGCTACATAAAAGAATTTTATACGCAGGAGGCAATAGAATATTTCTAAAAAGTGGATGGACACAAGAAATACCAAAAGAAAGTTTTTTCCAAAAAAAGATGGCTCACTTATCAAGAAAGAAAGTATTTGTAGGACACAACATATTCTCTAGTTATTATGGAATGTTAGATTTTGCAAAAGCAGATATGCCTGCAAATTGGGACACTGAGTTTTTTATTATAAATTATGATTTATTAAAAAATGCAAATGATAATGACTTATTTTATCCTACTGGTTTTTACAATGATTACGATAGTAGAGTATTGGCTTCTACTAATAAATACTTCTTTAAAAAATTACATGAAGGAGAAAGAGGACTACTGCCTAGATACATGAATGGCAAGAGTGACTTACTAATTCAATGGGATGCTTTACCTTCTAAAGAGTATTTAAATTATAATGTAATGTTAAGAAAATCTTGGAGTATTGCACTACCAACAAAAACACTAGAAAATGGATATACTAAAATGAGTGTAGGACAGCAATTGTCTACTCCTTGGGATTTATATGCTAATTTAATTCCACAAATACCTGTAAACTATAGAAATGCTAGAATGTGTGAAAACTTACTATATAAATCAAAGAGGCAAAAAGAAACTGCCAGTAAACTATTAAAAGTAGGATATAGATTAGGTAAACTTTAACATCTCGTCATTTAGGTCGGAAAGAATTTTCCACTGTAATTTACCTTTCTCTTCCCACTTCTTAACTAGTTTAGCTTCATTGGGATTGTGGGGATTTGAATTAGTTGAATTTATGGGAAGGTGCCAACTTGATGGGTAATCTCCCCCTGTTTTAAAAGGTAGTTTTTTCGCAAAGAAATCAAAACCAATTAAAGTTATACTCTTACATTTACACTTCTGTAAGAAAAACAATATACCAAGAAAACCTGCACTCGGTCGTCCTCCCCCAGGCGCTACTCCGTTTTTTGCTCCCACCAGTTCAAATATTTTCATTAACTCATCATCACTAAACATATCATTATCATGCCCCCAGGGCGGTTCTCCCCTATGGTCTGGGTATTTATCTAAGTGTATACGAGAACGATTAAATAAAGGGTACGCATCTTTGAAGTGTTCATGTAAATTTACGCGAAGCCACCCTGTAATCCATATATCTGTACGACTTCCTATGTGTTCATGTAATTTATCTTCAGGTATTCCTTTTCCAAATCGTACAACTGTATCAAAACTTTCTATATAGTTTCCAAAGTCATACTGTAAAATTTCTACTGAATTTCCCACAAGTACTACATTTTTATTTTCTGTTAACTCTTGTAAATCTCTACCCATTTTGCTGTTAGCTCCGAACACTCGTTTATATTTAACCAAGGCCCGCCGTCTGTAAAGTGCAGTGCTTTTGGTCTTTTGAATTTGTAATAATTTACCATTGCATTATATTGCGCAGGAATCCCCCCTATACTATCTGCCCACTGTAACTCATGCAATGCACCCGCTGGGGCTTGGTTTATATAATCATAAGTAAGTTCTGTACACTTAGGATTATTAAAAAGCATAAGACTAGACCAGTACTTTCTAGGATAACTGTGATTTTTCTTGCCTTTCATTTTTTTACTTTGCACGAGAAAATTAGGATGTTTTACAACATGAACTGTATGTTCATCGGAAAAATAATCCATAACTTCTTCAGGGTCACAGAGCCATAAGAAATCTCCATCACAGAATAAAGCTTCTCCTTCGTAGTCACAGAGCTGTGGTACTAGAAAACGAGTAAAGGCAAACTCTGTACTCTCGTTCTGAAAAGGACGAGTATATTCGGATATTTCCGATTTTTTGAGTGGTATGATTTCATGACTAGAATTGTAACGAAGTATGCTTTTTTTACATACATCAAACATTTCGGGGTATGCTGATTCATACCCAATAAAAATTTTCATAGTATTATCCTTTTTTGAAAGTAATGATCCATCTTGTGGTCTTGTGGTACAGCAAAGTAAAGATTAGGTGTTAAAGGGTCTTTAAAATATGCTAACTGTGGCTTTGCTCCTGGTTCTACTATACTTGATACTAACTTTCTCATTAGTACAATAGTATTGTTTTCTATTTCTTTTATTTTTTGTTTTAGTGCTTTTCTAGTATCATCGCACATTTTTATGTTTTTATATTCTTTACTGTTTGGGTCTAATCTTTTTATATCGAAATCTTCTGTTACATGATAATCTTTTACTTGATCCTGTACAAAAACTGGTAGTTCGGGTAGATTTGGGTGTTTACCTATTCTTCCTTCTTCTAAGTCTTTTCTTACATTCTGCATGTACAATTTCATCCAATCCATGTCTGTCATACCATTAGATGCTTCTGCAACCATACCGCCATACATATTATTATATACATAAGTACACGGAATCTCTTTTAATCTTTTGACTTCTAACTCTTTTTTAAAATGTTTATGCTTTAATTGTAAGTAAAATCTTGTATCTTCGCCTATCCTCATTTCTTCATCAAATCTTAACTTAGCTGCTTTTTTAGAATACCATACAGGTCTACAGTGATTATCTACCATCATTTGATTAGTTACATGAGAAAAATAAGTCTCATTTAATTCTCTATTCAATGCGTGTACTTCTGATGTATATCTACCATATAAATGACATACTTTTTCTATGCCACCCATTTTTTGTACTTTCTTCCTATACTCTAAGTTATGTCTATACATCAAAGGTACATACTTGGCAAAATGAGCATAGTCTTTTTTATAATTAGCAGGTCTATCTGGATTATTCATTATTCTAACAAATACCCTTTGTCCATAGTTATCTATGTGCTGTGCCCATTGATGATAAATAATGATACTGTCAGGTGCATTTTCTTTTGCAAGACTCTTATATAAATTAACCCCATAAGGGGTTAATATATCGTCTCCATCTATTTGTACCATATAGTCATCATCCGACTTTTGAAATATTTTTAGTAATTCATTTTTACCTTTTCCTGGATTACCGTTAGACTCTGTTATATGACACTCTATTCCTTTACTCAGACACCATAGACTTACTTCTTTTTCGTAATCTTTACTTAATGTATTTACTACTACTACTGCATCTTTATATGATATATTAGACCACCTAGGATCAAAGTGACACTTTAGTCCCTTGAAGCTGGTATCAGTTTTTCCTGTACGGTTAAACCAGTCTAAGTATCTTCCAGATGCAGAAGTAAGTATATAAAATCTAAGAGTCTTCTTCACCGACGTCGCCACTATTTACTTGATTACCTAAATCATTAATATACGCTTGTCTAGCTGTTTGGCATATAGCAATGAGATGTTTACATCTATCTATTTCTACATCCGCCACATTTATAGACATAACTATAGCTTGTTGGTCTTCTGTTAACTCACTAATAACGTGTTCTACACCGTCAATAGTAATTGTTTGGTTATTGCTCATTTAAATATATCCTGCCAATTTCCTTGTGTACTTGCCTTAGCATACTCGGTAGCACGGTTTTCAAAAAAGTTGGTATGCTCAACTGCATTTATTTGCATGTCAATCCATGGAAGAGGATTTTCAGTACTATGGAATATAGCTTTCATACCTAGTCCTAGTAATCTTCTATCTGCAATATAACGAATATACTCTTTTACTTCTTTTGCTGTTAAGTCTTCAATATCTGCTTTTTCAAAGCAAACATCAATAAATTTATCTTCTAATTCAACAACACGTTCCGCTGCACAATATATCTCATATTTTAGTTTATCTGTCCATATCTCTGGATTCTCTGCAATAAAAGTCCTAAAGAGTTTTGACAGTCCTTCAACGTGGAGGGACTCGTCTCTTATAGACCATGTTACTATCTGACCCATTCCTTTCATAAGATTGTGTCTAGGATAGTTTAGAAGTATAGCAAAACTACTAAATAGTTGTACTCCTTCCGTAAATCCGCTGTAAACTGCCATAGTTTTAGCAATCTCATGCGCATTATCCATATTAAAATCAGTTAAGTACTCATGTTTTTCTGACATAGCTTGTATCTCAAAAAATTCTGTATATTGCTCATCTGATTTTCCTAATGTTTCCAATAATAAAGAATATGCTTCTTGGTGTACTGCTTCCATAGCAGCATAGCTTACTAGCATCATTCTTATTTCTGGTTGTTTAAATGTTGGTAAGTAATGCTTTGCATAACCACAACATACGTCCACATCAGCTTGTGTAAAGAACTTAAATATATTATCTATAAGTGTTCTTTCGCCTTCTGATAGTTTATGATTATAGTCTTTGATATCATCTTGGAGTGGTACTTCTTCAGGTAGCCAATGCATTTGTTGTTGTTTTTTATAAAACTCAAACGCCCAAGGATAATCAAAAGGTTTATAATAATCTCTTTCTTCTAATAGTTTGCTCATTTATCCCTCGCAACTTAGACAATCTGATTGTTCAAAGATTATCTCTCTTTTAGCCTGAGAAGTAACATTATCAGCTCTACTGATTGCTTCACTCCTTAGGTAATATAATGTTTTTAAATTTTTTGCCCATGCTAACATATGAATATTATGCAAGTCTGCTTTATTCACGTCAGGCGGGAAAAATAAGTTTACGCTCTGTGACTGGCAAATAAATTGTTGTCTCACAGAAGCATGTTCAATAATCCAAGATTGATTAATTTCTACAGCAGTCTTGAATACATCTTTGTCCCACTCTTCTAGTATATCTAGATGTTGGACACTTCCTTTATTAGCAACTACGCTTCTCCAATGCTCAGTATACTCTTGCTCGGTAGCAGACTTTTCTCTAATAATATTATCAAGATACTTATTCTTTACTAAGTTACTACCTGTTTTTGTTTTCTGAGTATATGCATTTGCTCTAAATGGCTCTATACTTGGAGAAGTGTTACCACATAAAATACTCGAACTTGCATTAGGAGCTATCGCTAGTAAGTGTGCATTTCTTACTGAAGCTGTGTCGTCGTCTGGACATGCCCCTCTTTCTATTGCTAATTCTCTAGTAGTTTGGTCGGCTTTACTTTTAATGTATGCAAACATCTCTAAGTTAACACCGCCTGCCATTGCACTTTCAAATGGCATACCATTCTTTTGTAGATACGCATGGAATCCCATGGCGCCTAATCCAATGCTTCTCTCCCTCATAGCACTGAATTTGGCTCTATCTAACTGCTCTGGTGCATTGGCAATAAAATCTGACAATACATTATCAAGCATACGAACTAAGTCTGGTATAAATGCAGGATGATTTTTCCATTCATCATAATACTCTAAGTTTACAGATGAAAGACAACATACTGCCGTTCTTTCTTCGTCTGTAGCAAGAGTAATCTCACTACATAGATTACTATGATGAACTTTTAATCCTTTTCTTTTTTGGAAATCAGGCAGCTCATTCTGTACTGCATTTTCAAACATAATGTAAGGCTCTCCTGTTTCCATTCTATTTTGTAAGAGTTTAACCCACAATGCTCTAGCACTGACTGTTTTTACGACCTTCTGAGAGTGAGGATCCACCAAGTCCCAGCTATCATCGAAATTATCGACTTTTCCAGCATTGTGTATTCGCTCCATAAAGGCGTCAGAGATAACAACACCATGGTGCAGATTAGTGCACTTACGATTAATATCACCGCCTGTAGGCTTTCGTACATCAAGAAACTCCTCTATTTCGGGGTGTGATATATGTAGATAAGAAGCGTAACTACCCCGTCTAGTTACCCCCTGGCTAAATGCCAACATTTCTGCATCTACAACTTTCATGAAAGGCATTACTCCAGTAGACTCTGAGCCTTTTGATGTTTTACTTCCTATAGAACGAACATCACTCCAACTACCACCAATACCTCCTCCAAAAGATGATAAGAAAGCATTTTCCGTAAAATGGTCTGTGATGCCTTCTCTACTATCATCTACATAATTTAAAAAACAACTAATAGGTAAACCTCTTCGGGTACCTCCATTAGATAACACTGGTGTTGCAAACATAAACCATAGATTACTTACATAGTCATATAGTCTTTGTGCATGGTCATCATCATCTGCAAAAGTTTCTGCTGCACGAGCAAAAGCTTCCTGTGGTGATGTTTCACCTGGTATCATGTATCTATCTTTTAGAGTTGCAAGTGCAAACTCATCTAAGAGAGAATCTTTACTAAAATCAATTTTTACTGACATAATCTTCTACTAATCCTATAATTTCTTGTGAATGACCTAAGACAGCTCCGTCTACGTCATAAGTTAAGTCCATGAGTTTAATACCAATTTCTAAGCCTTCACTTCCGAACTCATTTAAGTTCTGAATGAATTTGTACTTTCCTTCCATTGGTAAACTCGCCATAATATCAAAGATATCTCCATACTGTTGAATAATCTGTGTAGCTCTCTTAGGCCCGATTCCATCAACACCAGGAACGTTATCTCCTTTATCTCCAGTTAAGCACTTATACGTTAAAAAGTACTCAGGGTCAAAGTCATAATGCTCGTCCCAGTTTAGGAGTGTTGTTTCTTTTCTAGTAACTGTAGAAAATCTACTTACGTTACTATCGACTAGTAAATCCCAGTCTCTATCTGATGACACCATCCATATCTCATCAAGACCTAGTTGCTCTCGATTCTGTGTAATAAGTGCGGCTATATCATCAGCCTCTACACCTGCGTACTTTAGCGTAAGATAACCCTTACGAGATAAAGTTTTAAGCGTAGTTGAAAACTCTGCTAAGAACATTTCAAATTCTTTTGCTTCAGCAGGAGTTTGTTCTGCATATCGTTCTTTACGATTTGCTTTATACTCTGAATAGATTTCTTTACGATAATTACTACCGCCATCGCCTAATACGACTATCTCTCCACAGTTATAGGACTTTGCAAGAGACTGAACTGTACGAACATATTCATGCTCGAAGTCTGTAGTCCCTTGGTGTTTCCATCGAAAAGCTAGATTGAGTCCATCAACAATCAGTAAATTCCCGTTCGGGGTCGCTTTTCCATGGTTCATAAAT